ACCGATTATATCGGTGCCCGCTAGTATGGCTGGTCAAGAATCTGATCTTCCGGGCTATGCCCGAGAAGAAGTGTGTAACAGATTAACAGAGAAGTACGTTGATTATATCAACGGTTGTGAAAGGAATAATATTCCTGTCCCTTTTCGTGTAACTGTCGCAGAATTTAAACTCTGCCATAAATTATTCGCACCAATAACATTCGAATTTGACGCCGAGAAATTGCATAGGAGCCATCCAGTTTTCGCACTTGGGAAGCTGCTAGCAGATCGCTTCCTTGATCCCTTCCGTAAGGGTAATTTCATTGAAATAGGAGGTGATTTCGCTCATGTAGCCGAACGTCCACACACCTGCGTGCATTGGAACGGGCGGGATGAAGCTAGGTTAATCAAAGCGTACCACTGCGCACACGATGAACCAACTCGTGAAATTTTAGGCTCGGCTCGTTTTGGAACTCCGCATAGAAAACTTTGTTTAAGAGGGAGTGAAAATTGTACATATGCAGCTAGTGTTGGCGTTATGAATAACGTCTACGACATCACCATGAAGGACATGTACACCATTTTTGACCAACATGGTTTAGAAATAGTGCATGCTGTCATGATGTTGCCAGACGAAGTTGCTTTTGGAATATCTGGTACTAGTGAAAGTGGTTATTCCATCCGTGAGAATGGGGAAGACACTATTATGTCTTTTGAGTGTGGAAGCTTTGCGTATCAACATAAAACATTCACGTGGCGTGATTGGTGCACGGTTAATGTGTATAATGGCGAACATTTTTCGTTGTTGATTGAAAGGGTTAGAAATTTTGGGCCTATGACTCAATTGATAATCACGCGTGTACATTCATCTGTCAAGGTGCACAGTGTTATCTCTAGTAAATTCTCATCATATTATAAGGTTTATGACTTTTTGAATGCAAGCGATAAGGTTTTAAATGAGTGTCGGAAATTCAGATTGAAAGAAGATCAACAAAAATTGAAAAATTTTATGGACGCTGAAATTGGCTACATTTTGATCCCTCCTGAAGTTCATGCTAAAGTTATACAACATGCAGCAATTAGGGAGGATTTAAATTTTCGTCGGCAACAGGTGGCTGCTATTCTTAAGTCTGTTACTAGTTGTGTAACAATAGCTTCTCAAGAATTGCAGCGAGGTTTTAATATGACTGGACGCAGCTTCTGTTCGGTAGTGGTTGCCCTCTATCTTGAGGCTTGCGTTTATCGTCAAGGCCAAACAAAAACTATTGGTAAATGTATTGAATTTTTGAAAGGGGAAAGTCTGCTTGAGCGTGTAGTGAACTATTTGAAACAAGAAGTCAAAGAAGTGGTAACTGGAAAGAAGCATGATTTTCTTGATATCACTGCTGATAGACTAGCACTCTGTTTAGAGTGTGCCGAAATGGGTTCACTACTTAACACTGGCGAGGTAAGTTTCCGTAACATTACAGCACAGCGGACTGAGTTGGAAGACACCTGGTGCCCAAGAGTGGAAGAAGGTGATTGTCTTCGGGAAACCTTGGATTACATCAAGTATGGAAAAGTTATGCCGGATAGTCCCTATAAGAATTTACCGAGCATTAATTGTGTCAAATTAACTGACAAGGAACAATTGATGGTGAGGGGGGATGAGTTTCATGTACAACCTGAATTGAATTTGCGAGAGTATTGCAAACATTCGGTTGGCAGGAAGCTGGTACCCGTTTCGTCTCAGGTCTTTATTAGTGATGTTGGCAAGTCGCTTGAAAGTGAATATAAGGGCTACCCCTGGCGTAAATTCGTTGGCAACAAAACAGCAAAGAAATTAGATGCAGCCGCCAATCTACTTTGCGAATATCAGCAAACTGGCTTTTTCTTCAAAAAACAACAATTGAGCAAAGGACTTTATGTCGCTTGCTCTTCACCTGGAAATGACTTGCCTGATTCACGTGTAACTGGTGTTAATGTCACTAAAGCTTTGGGAGATTCGAAGGCGGTAAAGTTTTGTTTGGAAAGGCAAATACTTACGCATGACGATTTGAACTTGCTTTGTGACAAGTGTGTTAGTAGTATGCCTGATCGGATTTATGCTGATTATGGGATTGAAAAAGACCAATATTTAGCGTATAATCAGTATCAGGTCCTGTTAAACCTTCTGAACAGCGGAAAATTCTTTGTAATGAAAATTCAGGATATAATTGGGTCGATTAGTAACAATTTACATGCGATTAGGGATTTAATTGGGCTGATTCATGAAAATTTTTTAGGGGTTTATAATGTGCATCATGCGTCGGAAATTTTCGTGACTAACGTAAAGGGAACTTGTTCCGTTCGTCCTCACCTGCTAGATAAACTTTTTGCTTCTGTGGGTCTCTTTTCTGAGGAGAGTTTGTTCGCTGAACTATTAAAGGTAGGCGGACGTAACGTTGAGTCAGATATTGACGTCATGGAGCAGGAAGAGGAAGAGGATGACGAGGATGATTGGGGTTTAAGGCAACTTTTTTCCGAAGAAGAGGTTCGTCAGTGTGATGCCTGTGATCAATTGGCTAATAGTGCGTTAGGTAACGTAAGGGAAGTGAATGGAATGTTGACTGGAGACGTTGGTGATGTAAAAATGCATGAATTTTCAAAGACGAGAATTCAGATACCCCAGAACATGGTAGACTGTAGTTTGAAAATTTTGAATGTTGAGTTGCGTGATAGTGAGCCAGCTTTTCGGCAAATAAATCAGAAAGCCAGGGAATGCGTGTCGGTGCTTGACCCGGTCGATGTTGATAGAGAAATTTTCGGCCTTGTTGGGGTGCCTGGTTGTGGGAAGACTACTACTGTTATTGCTAACATCAATGATGGTAAGCTGAATGGTCGTGTTTTGGTGGTAACCCCCTATTCGCGTTTGACTAAAGAATATCGCGATAAGGGTGTCAATTCCGAGACTTTTGTTTCAGCTTTCAGTAAGGTAGGTAGCTATGACAGTATTGTCTTGGATGAAGTCTTCGCAATGAGTCCTGGAGTTCTGATTTATTATCTCATGAGTGCAAAGAATATCTACCTCGTCGGCGACCCACGCCAGATGGCGAATGTGGATAAAGCAAGATTGTATTCAGGAATAGCTGTTAAGGATATCCTTCCATGGCATGACTTCACAATGAACAATACATCATTCACAGTTCCATTAGACATAGTAAGCATATTAAACAAGAAGTATGGGTACAACATGAAAACTTATAGTAGAGTCGTAAATTCCATTAATTTTTGCTACGACTTACCGAAAGATCAGGAAATGTATTGTTTTACTAGTGCGTTTGAAAGAAGAAGCAAAAGTTATAGATGTGTTGCTAAGATACAAGGTGAAAGGAAGAGGGAAGCTCATTTAATGATTGAGAGCGGTGCTAAACCGCTCATTGAGAGAGTGCATGGTCAGTTTGTTGTCGCCATTTCGCGACACTCCGAAACGTTGCATGTAAGGAGTCAGGTGCCTGCTATCCTTCACCATCTTTTTGGTGATACAAGGTTTAAACACACCTGCCGCACACGTGGTCCTCTTGACCATTTTCATAAGGATATAGCTAGGCGTTTTGCATCTGTCTGTGTAAGAGAAAACACCGTCCTAAATGCTGATAAATTCGTTAATGAACGTGGTACCTTTAATCAAAATTTTTCAACTAAAGTTGAAGGTGAGACTGACGAATCTTTGGTGGAACGTCGTATCGAAATTGCCGTCCCTGAAAAGGTCCTGGTGACTCTTGATGCACACGTTAAGGTTCCTGTGGATAGCTATCTGCCACCAGATGAGATAATCAGCGATCTTCAACGATACTATGACCCAGTAATACCTCAGCGCCATCAAATGTGCAATGCTATTGAGAGCGTTGAACTTGCTGAAGAGGTCATGAACAAAATTTCCCCAACTCTTAATCAACACGAACAATTTCACGGAGTGCATGTGCAAGATTTTGGACCAATGCAGGCAAAAATTAAACAACCTGATGAAATCATGTTGGATTCTGAGAGAACTGTGAAGAGGTTAGGAGCCCCCTTGCGAGGGAGACCTACTTTTCACAGCGATTTCAATCAAACGCTTCATTGTGCACAAACGCGCTATTGTAGCGCACCCGATAAGAAACAGATTACGGCTAAGGAAATGTTCCAGAGTTTTTACGATAACCTTGAAGAGGTGCACTGTGTCACGGATGATGACATAGCTTTGGCATTTGCTGAACAGGTCGTAAAGATTAGGGAAAAAGGCGAGTTTGTGCAAAGTGAAATGTTTGATATGGATGACTACCAGAATTCGACTCAGATCAAGTTCTTCCTGAAACAGCAGGTGAAAGCCGATTTAAAGGAAGAGTCTTGGTTGCGTTATAACAAAGACACAACTAAAGCTGGGCAGGGTATCTCTGCTCAGCCTAAAATTGTTAATATTTTGTGTGGTGCTTATGTGCGTGCCTTGGAAAAAAATGTGAAAAAATCTCTAAAGAAAGGCAATTTGTTTGGTTATGGCCAGTCGCCTTCAGAATTGGCCGTGTTAATTCGTAAATTTAAGAATCCGTCTCATTGTGGGTTTGAATGTGATGTTTCAGAAATGGATAGACAGCGTGATAGAGTGACTGATAAATATATGGATCAAATTTATGAGCTTTTTGATGTCCCTAATAAAGTTGTCAAGTTTATGAGCTGCCTTAATGACAAATGGATATTGGACACTAAAGGGTTGAAAGTATTGGTTAAGCAACACTTTCAGTCTGGAAGAGCTGATACTTTGCTTTCGAATACTTTGGTGTCCATGGGTTGGTTCCTAACTTGCTTTAAGGTCAAAGATTTTAGCTTGGCCTTGTGGCAGGGAGACGATGTGGCGATCTTCGCAAAGAAAATTGTTCAATCGAAAAAAGCTCCATTTTTGAAAGTTACTCGTTGTCCCCTTCCTACTTTTGTTGGGTATATTGTCGTTGATGGTCTTACTTTGGATACTCCCCGTGCTGTTTGCAAATTACTCAATCGCACTTTCAACAGTGACAAGGATTTGGAAGAATATCGTCTTGCTGTCGGTGAATGGTTGTCAATTTTGAGTGATTCAGATGATTATTACAAAAATGCTTTGTATGTTGCTAAGTGTTATGAACGATTCGGTGTAACTGAAGAAGACTGTAATGTTTTACTTTCGCTTTTGTGTGACTTTGCTGAAGGTAAGCTTGTAGGTAGTATTAAGGATGCTAGGCTGATAACAAATTTGACTACTAGCTTTTTGTTAAAAATTAATAATGGGTAAAAGATCTTTTTAAAATAAATAGCCTTTGAGTTAAAAATGGAGTTTGTTCCTCTTGTCCGTGTTCGTCCTACTAGAGTCTTCGCGCTACCCCGTCAACAGTATATACCCCTGTTTTTGGCGGTTTTTGTTTGTGCCTATTCTTTGTACTATTCGTCAGGTGGGGGTAAAGATTATACTAAAGAGATCTATGATCTGCTAGATAGTCAGCTAGTTGTTACTAAAACTTTTCGGGCGTCTGTGTTAAGTAAGATTTCTGATTTAGACAATGAATTGGCCGAGGTTAATAATCTTTTAAATTCTATAGCTGGTGATACAGCTTCTATAACTGACCCAAATTTTATTAAGAACATTTTAGATTATTTCATTAAACAATTCACTAGTCGTTTTATTTCTTCTCTTTTCGCTGCTGCAAATCCTATTGATACTATTAAGGATATATCCATTATTGGTAAAAATTTGGCTAAAATATTTGACATCATTAGGGGTAAAGTTAAGTTTGAAAAGTATTTTAAAGAAACTATCGATTTGTTGGATCAAATCAAATTGGCAACCCAGGGGTCTGAAGACAGAATCATTGATTTGTATAAAGTTACTCAGGATATTGATTGTGCTTTACATTCTTGTGCTCCGGTTAAAGCTCAGAGCGTTCCTAAGATTATTTCTCGCGCTCGTGATTTCTTGCATAACATTAGTATTTTTGATTTGCCTCCTATTATTTCTAATCGTGTTCGTACTATTTCACGTCAGTGCCTTCAAGGTACTGGTTATGTTTCATTTCTTTCTAGTTCGTGTGTTGGTGCTTGTTATGTTTCGCTTACTGCCAATCGTGAATATCTTGTTATGAGGTCTTGCTCAGATGGCGCCTGTGTTCTTCCGTTACATTATGACAATAATCCCCGTGAATTTGGTTATAATGGCCCTCCACAACCTTATCCAGCCCCAGCTATTCTTAATATGAAACCAATTGGCGATGCTGTTTTAGCTGTTCCGGTATTTTCGGCTGATAGCTTTACCTTTACATTTCTTAAAGATGTTGAACATGTTGCTTGGTTTGGATCTTTTGAGTATTGTGATTCTTTTGTGCGCAATGTCCCCACCGGTGTTGAATTTAAGGGTGAAGGTTTCTATGTTCAGTATAGTAGTCTTTATCGTGTCAAGTACGATTCTACGAATGGTGTTGTTTCGTATGAATCTACCGGTGAACCGGTAATTAGTGTTTCTTACTCTCCTATCCGTAAATATGATTGCCAATTTTTCTTATACTTACCTTTCCAGTTGCAGGTTTCCGAAAATTGTTTGTCTCATAATATGAATGTTCCAAATGCCTTGGCTTTAGATGATCGTGATTCTTGTATATCTGTACGTGGTAATACTCAATGTAGTGATTATGAATCACCACAATATTTGGCTTCTGTATCTTCGTTTTATTATGCACCTGCACAGTTATTTGGTGCAACTGACATTTCTGGTTATAATGTCACTTTTAAGTATAATGTTGACGAGATGGAGTATGTGGATGTTGTCGCTGGTATCAACTATTTGCCTTGTAATAGTACCTATCAATTCGACGACTCTCATATGGATCGTTGGGTTAATGTTTCGTTCGCTTTCACTTCTGCTGCGTTGAGTTCTAATTTTAAACAGACATCTATTTGTTTTGCTTAGATTAAGGATTTCGGTGTTTGGGTGAATTTCGAGATTATTTTTCTTTTCTGTAATAAATATAAGTTCTATTAAAATGAAGTTACTTGCTACCTTTTTGTCGCGTGCGGTTTCATTTGCCGCTCTCTTCTCGGTTGTTGCGTCTTCTTATTTGATTCCTGTTGGTGTTTTGCCTTTTTCTCCTTGTCACTGGACTGATCCTTGCTTTAACGTAGTTTATGAAGCACCTTCAACACAGTGTCGATCTTCTTTTCCATTAGCTTATAAAGACGGTAAAGATTGGTTCTTTTACGACGGTTCAACTGACATTCCCTTTAATAATACTCTAGGATTGACTGTTTACCATAACGAGCACGACGGTTTTGAATATATTATTTTTCCTGCAGCACAAGAACCCACTCCGGACGGGTACCTTTGGGCTAATTGTGTGTACAATAAATATTACGCGGCCACGGATGAAAGTTCTTCAATTACAAGATATCCATTACTTCCCTTGAATATATTCTTTAAACCAACAGAACATTCGTTTGAAACTGATAACATCTGTGAACACATGCGTTTGGCTTTAACTGGTGGAATTAATACATTAGGTTATAATTTTGTCCTGACTTTCTTAAACGTTTACGACGAAGCTGAGACAGTCATTTCTATTTTTAATACTACAAGTTGTTCTGGGTTCCCAATAGATTCTGTTGTAAATAGTTCTGGTGTTATGATCTACACTGAACCGGTAAGAAGTATCCCAACATGGCGTCCTTCTTTTATGTCTGCTTATTTGCCTTTATAATTTCGGCTGAACCTAAGAAAAATCTGAGACCTACCGTTTTGAATGTTTTGTTACGTATTGAAAAAGTGTTAATTGGTTTAGACTCTGAAATTGCAGCTTTAAGTGCTTCTACTGTCGCTTCCAATAGTCTTTTGATGAGTGTTAAGAATTATCAGAAAAATATTGAAAGAAATACTAATAAGCAATATTCTCTTACTCAAAACTGGAATTCCGTCATTAATCATGTGGACCGTTTCGTTAAGTTAGACGGAAAGCATGATATAGTTAAAGCTGGGGCTCCCGGGACTGCGATGAAGGGCGAATTGAAGGGAAGGGGTTGGTTAACTTGTCCAGCGTTTAAGGGTTCAACCCAATTGTGTAAGTATGTCTTTCCTCATGCTAGGTATGATGTGAATCGTGCAGGTGAAGCTTCCCGCTTTACCCCTGATTTTTGGGGTAAGAAATATTAGTATTTTAATTAATAAATATTTTGTTTGTTCAATATGTTTTATATTTTCTCTTTTGCTTGGTTCGCTTTGCTTTTGTTGTCTTTGTTAAAATGGCTGATAGAGAGATTTCCATTGCTACTGCCCAGACTCTTGATCAAAAGAACTTTACCCAAAAAGCTGGTTCTTCTGGCACATTTGAGGTAGATGAGAATTTGAGTCAGAGATTCGGCACTACCACTGGTACGACTGTCTATGCGGCCCGTACTGCATTATCAAGCATTAAAATAGAAAGTGCACAGGCTTCTGGTGCGCTCCTTTTCAGCAAACAACTGGACTCTAAAATTTCTGAAGATGTTAGAGCTTTCTCAGATCGTTTCGTTTATTATACTATAGATCAAGTAACTATTACACTTCGGTGTACTGCACCTTGGAGTACCGCTAGTGGTTCAGCCCAGCTTTTTATATCTCCCGATCCCGAAAATGGTCCCAATACTAAGAATGCTGAAAATTTGGAACTTGCTATGAACTTGCTGGACTCCCAGCAAGTTTCTAGTAAAGGTGAAGCTGCTTTGTCTGCCAAATCTGCACAGCTTTCCAATCAGGTTATTGGCAAGTGGCGCTATTGTAAAACCGGTAGCACCTCTGTTCCTCGGTTGGAGAGTATGGGTTGGATAGGCCTTGTTGTTCGTGGTGCACCCGCTTTGGGTGATGGCAGTACTTGGGCTGCTACTTTAGCTGTTACTTACATTTTCTCTCACCGTACCATGAATGTTCCCACCACAACATCTATCACTCAGTGTAGTTTTACTTCGGATACCAATAACTTAATGTTAAGTGGTTTTGGGACAGCTTATGCTGGTTTTAGTGGTCCTTATCATTCCCCTGATTTGTCCGGCACGTTTATTAGTCTTGAACCTGTTAATATGCAAGTTAGTGTTTGTGAAAAATCCAATACGAAGGATTGTTTTTGGGTGGATACGTCCTTTAATTCTTGTTTTTGTGTTGTTAGTGGTGGTACTATTGCTATCTATGTTCTTATATCCGTCTTAGACATTAGTTCGATGGCTAATCCTATTATAACTGGTTCTACTGTGAATGAGTTCACTGGGTATATTAGTTATGATGTGCAGCCTTCTGATCAGGCTCTGGTTGCTATTTCTCGTTCAGTTAGGGATGTGCGTCAAAACAAAGCTTGTTTTTCTCGAGCTTTGAAGTCCTTCGGTATGTTTGACTCTAAGAAATCGGCTTTGCTTAATAGTTCTTTCAAATAAATATTGGTGGATTCAATTATTTTTGATACGATTGCTTTTGCTATTTTCAACTAGTCCCAAAGCATGTCTTCTATTTCCTCTTTCGAAGAAATTGAAATGATTTCTGATTTCAAAAAGGAACTTGAGTCTTTTGCTTTATCTCCAAAAGCGATTTATCAACAATATTGTTTTCCTTGTATGCATGATGAGTACACTCTAAATGATTCCATTTATCTTCGTGTTTTTGATTTTACTTTTGTTCTTCCTGCCACTAATACTTATGATGACCTTTGGAACATCGCTGCTGATCAATTTGGTTTTTTGCGTCACTACATCAATGATCATAATTTTCAAAAATATTTAGAGTTCTTTTCAAGGTTTTGTCCAAATTTTAAATTCATGTTGGATTTTGGTGATGGTGAAGTAATTGTTCGTATTGTTCATAATTCTGCATCACGTGTATTTGAAGAACATTCTTATGAAACTTTTAGTACTTCTGGTTATTCTATAGGAGAAGCTGTGAAGGTGACGTTGCAGGCTTTCTTCAATTCTGAGACTTTCCGTCTCATTTCTAAATCTGAAATTTAATTATTTACTTATTGCTTTTTGTCTTGTATAGTTTTTTTGTTTTTCTATGTGGGGGAAGGTGACGTTGC